TAACGAGGCTGCCCACGGTATCCTGGCTGACCTCAAGACAGCGTAACAAAAACTGTGGTAAAAAAGAGGGAGGCGTAACAACCTCCCTTTTTTTATGCTCAAAACTAAATTTCATGCAACCGACGACCAGTATGTCTTTGAAAGAGTTCAAGACATAACGGCTATTATCGAGCAGAACAAAGCACTCTATAACGCCACTGACGAGCGTGAGCGTTGGGGTGAGTGGACGCGGTACGCTCAACTACCCTATGCAGTAATTGACGATCTAAACAACCAAGGGATCATGCGTGGCTTTGCCATCGTAGACGAAAAGAAATTCAGGGCGTGGATGAACGACCCAGAGAACAGACACTTCAGAACTCGCCCAGGAAAAGTATGAAGATAGCTCTTTGTGTTCCGTGTAGGGACACGATGATGACGGGTACATCCTTCGATATGGCTCGTCTGGCAGCATACGACGGAGCCAATAGGTGCGCGTTAACGGGAGGGTCGTTCCTCTTGTATACGGCCCCTGGTACTCTCATATTCAGTCAGAGAGAATCATTAGCCAAAGAAGCCTTAGCCGATGGTGCTGAGTATATTCTTTGGGTGGACTCGGACATGAGGTTCCCTAAGAACACGTTAGAACGACTGTTAGCTCACGGACAAAAGATTGTCGGGGTAAACGCAGTCACAAGGCGTAAACCAGTTCTACCGACTGCGATTAACTTTCACCAAGATAAAGAGATCTTTGAGAAGATCGAGAGTCGAGGCAAGAAGGGTATCGAAGAGGTGACTGCTGTAGGTTTTGGGGTTGTGCTAACCCATAAGTCTGTGTTTGAGGCTATGCCGCAACCTTGGTTTGATGTAGTATGGGGGGCGGGTGGTCTAATTGGCGAAGATGTGCATTTTTGCGTGAAAGCCCTAGATCACGGGATTAAGACTTTCGTGGATCACGAATTGAGCCTCGAAATAGGACACATCGGGACGCACGAATACCGATGGAGCGATGTCGAATATGGCCCTAAACAGTTACGGCAATCTGCAAACAACGATAGCTAATTATCTCTCACGAGATGATCTTACTTCCGCGATCCCTGACTTCATCCAACTCGCAGAGATTCGACTCCGTAGAGATCTTCGCTTGCGCGAAATGCTTACGCAAACATCGGTTACGGCGACCGGTGGAGTCTCGACAATTAACCTCCCTAGTGACTTCTTGCAAGCAAGGGATGTGTACGTTGACTCTGACCCCGACTTCCCTATTACGTTCGCAACGCCGAGCATCTTTATTCGGAACGGTAGGACGAACCAAAGTGGTGTACCGGCTTTCTACACCATCCTTGGGTCTACGATTCAACTTGCCCCAATTCCTGACAGCAATTACGACATCAAGATCCTCTACTACGCGGCTCCTGCTTTTTTATCTACAGCGGCCCCGACAAATCTCTGGATTACGACCTGTCCGGATGCACTCCTCTACGGGTCGCTAGGCGAGGCCGAACCTTATCTTATGAACGATCCCAGGCTACAGACCTGGGGTGCGCTTTATGATCGTGCTATTGCCGCTCTCACGCGTTCAGACGAGGAAGGCCAGTATTCCGGTGTGCCTCTAGCCATGACACTTGCCAAGCGATGAGAGTTAACTTTGGTGAGTGGTTGCCGGATCAACCAGGGGTAGCAGGAGCCCTTGTTGATGCCAAGAACGTCATACCCCAACAGGTGGGTTATGGCCCTTTATCTTCGCCTAGTGAGTGGAGCAATGCGGCTTCAGAAACGCTTAATTCGGTTGCTGCTGCGGCTGCTCCGGACGAGGCGGTAACGGTCTTTGCTGGCGGTGATACGAAGTTATTCAAGCTAGGCACAAACCTAAACCTTACGGATGTTTCTCAATCTGGAGGGTATACAACACCTTCAGATCAGAAGTGGCGTTTCACCCAGTTTGGCAATCGAGTGATTGCTGCCAATGGAGGTAATCGACTCCAGGGCTACCTCATGGGTTCGTCTACCCTATTTGCAGACCTTGGTGCTGCTGCACCTAAGTCTAGGTACGTCACAACGGTCAGGGACTTTGTTGTTGCAGGCTTTAACAACGGTTCAACGGTCTACCCTAATCGCGTCGAGTGGTGCGCGTTAGGAGACGAGACAAGCTGGACTCCTGCCGCAACGACACAAGCAGACTACCAGGACATACCTGATGGTGGACACGTCAAGGGTCTGACGGGCGGTGAGTACGGCATCGTGTTTATGGATCGTGCGGTTGTCCGTATGTCATACGTTGGAAGCCCTCTTGTATTCCAATTCGACACGATCTCTAGGGGTTTGGGTTGTATGGAGCCAAACTCAATCATTCAGTACGCAGGATCGAGCTTCTTTTTGTCTGACGACGGGTTTTATGTCACGAACGGACAGGAAGTTAAGTCTATTTCGGTGGAGAAGGTAGATAGATGGTTCTTTAATAACGTGGACATTTCGCAGTTATCCACGATGTCTGCTGCTGTAGACCCGCTTAAGAACCTTGTTATATGGTGTTTCAAGACCGTAGACCAAACGACTGCGCTCTTGATCTACAACTTCAACCTCTCTAAGTGGTCGTACGCTGAGATCAACGCAGATACCATTGCTTCGTCGACAGCGATCACAACAACTTCATCTTCAGGGTTGACCTTAGAGCAACTAGACGCATTTGGTGGTCTTGATTCTCTACCTGCAAGCCTCGATTCCTTTGGTTATACGGTGACTTCGACCTTGCTAACAGGGACATTAGGCGCAAAGATCATTGCTTTTTCTGGGTCTAACCTAACAGCAAACATCGTTACGCCGGATCTATCTCTTAACGACATGCCTTCAGTGATGACACTGATTAGACCTGTCATCGATAGCGGCACTTGTTCCGTACAGGTCAACTCAAGACGCAGGCTAAACCAACAGACAGACTTCACAGGCTCTACTTACACGAGCAATGACGATAACCGCATTGGTTTACGATCAGCAGGAACCTATCATCGGATCAAGGCCATACCTTCTGGTGTTTGGTCGTCTGCGGTTGGTTTAGATGTAACTATCGTTCCGCAGGGTATGCGATGATCTTCAGGACGCTGCCTCCGTTTGGTGGCGATCAGCGAGCAGTTGCTGAAATTGTCCGTGGCATTATGGACGGTAAGACCAACAACACCGGAACGGTAACGCTCAACACAGGAAACGCCACAACAACCACGATTACAGACGCGAGAATAGGGGTAGAGAGCAAGATTATTCTTGTCCCCTACTCTGCTAATGCCTACGCTGATTCAATCCCGTATGGCTCGTTTTACGACGCTAACGATCAATCTGCTGCGAGCACAACAACAGCGTATGCGATTACGCTTTCCAATACCGATTTAACGAACAACGTCTACCTTTCCAACTCAAGCAGGATCAACGTCAGGGCGGCGGGTAAGTACAACTTCCAGTTCTCGATACAGTTTGCTAACGATGACTCGCAGATTCAGGATGTTGATGTCTGGATTAGGAAGAACGGAACTGACATTGCTGACTCAAACTCAAAATTCTCGATTGACTCTAAGCATGGGTCGGTAAAGGGCCATGTTATTGCTGCGCTTAACCTCTTTGTAGACCTTGCTGCTAACGATTACATCGAGTTGATGTGGGCTACAACGTCAACGCTTGTCATCATCGAGCATATCGCCACTCAGTCGAGCCCTACGCGTCCTGCGACTCCTTCTGTGATTGCCACGATGCAGTTTGTGGGCGGGTTTTCTAACGGTGGTGTGTATGTTTCGAGCGTGACGAACGGTTCTGCTGTGATTACGCATTTTCCAAATGCAACCTCTGACAAAACGTATGGCTATGTGGTGGTCGGATGAATGTGCAATACATCAAACAAGATGAGCTTAGGGGTGTCTGGCAATACATCAAGCCAGGATTGGAAGTCATCCTTAAGAAAAGCCCAGAATCGTGGATACCTGAGGACATTTACTCGGACTGCTTTACAGGAAGATCACTTCTTTGGGTCTTTGTTGAGGATAACTCTGTTGTGGGCTTTGTTGTTTTGCAGCCTATCGGCGATAATTTGCATATTTGGTGCGCTTATGGCAAGGGAGATAGTCGTGCAGGCTTGGATCATGTTCTCGGCATTGCGA